CGTTGTATCTGATCGTGAATAGTTTTTACCGGACGTTCCGGTATAACAAAACCCTCTATTACCTCGGGGGTTGGTCTGACCATGGTATATTTAGTACCATCGGGAGTGTCCACCGCTTTAAAGTAATGCGATAGGAATTTAATTCTCCTAAAGAAGATATTGGTCCACCTATGAGTCAATCCAGGAGCTGGCCCGGACGGATCTCGATCTAATGGAACCCACTTCTCTAAGAAAGTAAGCTTCCTACCTAACCTCCGCTCCTCTCCAGAGAAATATTCTCTCAGGATGGTTGATGAGCCATTTAGAATGAACTCAGGAGCGCGCGGTGTGGCGTACCCTATCGCTATTTTATCAGCGAAGTGGCATTTCTCAGGGTTGAAGACAGCCCCAAATCTTTCGGAAACGCTCTCAGCGACTTTCCCCGAAATAATCTTATGGTGATGATCCCATTTATCATCACCCTTTTTAACATTAAACGCAATAATGTTATCATCACCCTGAACTCCAAGGTGATATGATTTGACTGAAGAATCAGCCAGAGCATCTGTCATATAGACAAAATTAATTATGGTGCCAACTATAGCAGTTAACCCAGAGCCAGAGGGAAGACCCTCCCTTGTGATGACCGTTCTACCGGTCGGTAATACTACATGCGTATTAATGAGACAATCCTCAAGCCACGATAAACACCGGGAATCACTTGAAATTTCCTCTCGCCCTACAGCCAGAAGGCGCCGTATGATGTCAAAAGCGAGGGAGATTTGTTGTGGTCCGACATTAGTATCGAAAGCCGAGAAATCGCCATTGATAAACGAATTAAATTTACTAATTCGCTCCACAATTTTAGTTGGATCCCCAGAAAATTTATTGAATCCAACATATATCCCGTTCGAATAATCATGAGCCCACTTAGTTAGCGGGATCACGAAACGGGCGGCCATTAACGCCTCGTGAGCGTCAGCCATGTATACTGCCCTACCTAGCAGTTTTCCTTCGGCGAGCTTTTCTTTTGCTCGCGTTCTGGTGAGTTTCGATGGCCTTCCGGCCATAGCGTATCTGGGAACTCCTCTCCCAACAATGTCTTCAGTCAGGGACTGACTGATCAGGTTTTCAGAAACTGAAATAGCTAATGGGAGACACTCTCCCTTTGTTTTAAAACCCATCGATTTGTACGTTGGGCCAGGATTGGCTTGGGTGTTTTGATTTTGCTCAAAACCCACATCCCTCAGAGAAATTGGTGCAACGCACC